ACGCGTGGGATGGGTGGAATCCGACCAATCCGTCAGAAGAGATGATAAAAAATGCAATCGATAGTAATGGAAACATGTCCCACTCCTGAAGGTTGGACAGATTCTAATTATAAAACGTTTAGATGTAGTGACGACTCGGAATCGGTTTCTGACTCCGAGTCTGAGTCAGACTCGGATACCGAATCGGAAGATACAGCGGATAATGTAAATATCAGGGGATATAAAAAGGGAGTTTATAAAAAAATATTAACCGAGGAAGAATTGTTACCAGAATAAAAAATCTACGTATAATATAAAAATGTCCGCCGAAGCTGCTACCGATACGCTTGTCGCGATCTCCCGTGAACTCGAAACACAATCACTCAATTCGGTCGTCGCTGGGTTTTCCTTCGCGGCCGCTCTTTCTTGGATGGATCTCGTCCGATGGACAATCCATCAGGTCGTTAAGGTTCAGAAGAATGGTGGTATGAACTATGCTCTTACCGCACTTTTCACAACCCTCCTCTCCGTGATTGTTTATATGGTAATTTCTCGTTTGTCTCAACGCGTCAAGAAGCCCCAGGCTCCCGTCTACGCCATTACTCGATAAGTCTTTTCGGTTTCGTCATAACGATGAACATAATACCAGTTAATACTATAAGGAATATGTATATAAACGCATCCCACTTATTCAGATCACCAAAATCGGGGATCTGAATATTTGGTGGAAGAGTGTATTTTTCAACTCTATCCACTTCCGCTCCCACTTCTTCTTTAAATGGTACCCTTGACAATTTATCAGTCGTACACTCAATAGATAATTTAATTATATGGTTAGCATTTCGGAAATCATATGGAATTAGTCGATTGTTACTGCTATAGAAAAACTGAACTCGTAATTTTGAAATATTTTGCGAACCTGAGTCGAAATTGTGTACTACGGCATCATCACTTCCAGAATAATTGATAACATCACCACACATTAGCATTTTACCAGTGTAAAATGGTGTATCAGAATATACGGTTTTGTTTAATTCGTCAGCACCGTTGCTTATTTTGATGACAAGTGCATCAGGTCCCTGTAAATTAAGACTACCCGTAATCAGAAGATCAGCTACACCCCCAGTTGAGGGTGTATTAGATTTCACATTACTTGCAGGTAATCCAATAATATCATGCGGGGTTGTATATCCTTGAGTAGCTGTATTAGAGAGATACCCGTTTACACCATCATAAAATTTGAATGAAAAATCATAAGCTCCACCGGCAGGTGATGATACGGATGTTATAGATATTTCATTCTTGTCATTATTATACGTAAATTGTATATTATCAATTAGATAATTGCCACCTAGAGCATTATTAACCTTTGTCTGTAACTCAGTAGCTAGCGTTTTTCCATTGTAGTTGTCAGGCGTTAAAGTAACGCGTACAACCGTTTCCGGTGTAGAATGAACAACAAAATCAAATATATTATTCCTTTCATTAATTAAAAATTGACTCGCATGGATTCTAGCTGATGCAATTGATATCTTTTTGACATCGTAAATAGGATTTGTTAATTCGACGACATAATCGCCTGGATTCGGGTATAAAATTGGATCGCGTTCACTACTATCTATGTCTAACGTGTATACGCTCATTAAAATATAGGGATAATATTTTAATGGGTGTTATTACTCAATAGTTTGAATTACATCATTTGCTGAGCTATGGGATTGTTTTGAATTTGTCTTTTAGCTATGGATAAACTATCATCAGATGCATTCGGGTTTAGGTTACCCTTATAGGCGTTAAATTTATAATACATATTGTTGCTATACTGTTGCGTCCACCCCCCGCTCATGGGTCCAGTTCGTCCATCTACTCGTGTAGTATCAGCGCGCATCACGGTGGGCATACCACCTTGATTGAGTGCACCGGCACGAACGTTCATGCGACCCGCATTACCAGTCCTGTTCGCCTTGCCACGACGGTCGTCGGGTCGGAAACCGTATTTATTGAGTGTCTCGACTGAGTGAGGACCGGAAGACCCTATTTGAACACCTGGTGAAGAAATATAACCGTGTGCGTACGAACTTACGTTAGGTGCGACTTGGTTGTTAAACCTATACTGCTCTTCATTACCATCTTTCTTATTCCGTGTGGGATCTTGTGATAGAGTCATACCTGACACGATACGCTTCGCACCCGCGAAGCCGAGACCATCGTCACGCGACCCTGTTTGAGATCGATTCGTTAATCTTTTTCCGTTCACATGCTCGCCACGAACAACGTGGCCGTCAAACCCTTGAGATCTTCCACCAACAACTGGACGACGTTCGGGAAGAAACGCGGTCTTTTCTGGGCGATTGTTTCCAATTTCTCCCATAGTACCACGCCTTCCACCGAACACGTCGTGCGCGGGTCCACTTCTACCAGGTAATGTTGTGAGGCGATACGAACCAACATTGTCGGGGTTTACACGTACCATTTGCTGGAACCCACCTGTTGCGGGAACATCTGGACCAACTGCGATACCTGGACCTACAAGTTGTTTTTCGATTGGAGAAAGGTTATTCATCCGACCGTTATCAAACATACGATTGCGCATTTCTAACACTTCACCACCGCTCGAGCGTGTTTGAGGTACAATATCTGAAAAATTACTATGTTCCATTTTAGGTTCTGGGAGGTTTTCGATACCCGTTGATACAGGGGAATATATGTTTGGCACTTCCTGTTGATACGATCGAGGAACTTCAACCTCTTTCTGAACATTGTTATACTTTTCGGGTTTGGGATCACTCATTTTCTTTCCTATAAAGGCTAGTCCGGCAATCGCTAAAATTGAAACGGGGTCTGCCATTCTTACAAGTTATAAATATTTTTTATTGAGGAGAGTATCTCGTCGCGAACATTTGATTTTGGATATCGGCACGTGTACTTCCAGGTTCATATGTCATTGTCTGGAGAGGGAGTTTGCAAGAAACATCTTGAAGGGGGAATAGATTTTGTTCATAAGTTTGCGCAACAATCTTATTAAACCGTGATGTAGATTGTGGTCGAAGCTGATCGCTTGTCTCTATATAATGTGCAGGAGCTCCCTTACCAGCCATATAAGGTGAGGTTCCGTAAAGCATCGTATTCGGACGGCTAGAACCATAGTTTAATGTGCTGGGCTGGGGATAGTTGAATACTTCTTCGGTCGCACACACGAGAGGTCGTGCAGGATTTTCGACCAAATTTAAACCAGGTTGAAGCTGATACGCCATTTATTATTACATAAGAATATTATCTATCTAAGACGGACCATTTCCACCACCCATCAAACCGCTTCTTTTATCACCATTGGGTTGTAATCCTCCAAAAGCTTCTAGTTGAACACCGCGTGCATTTGGATCACATAAACGAGAATCCGTTCGGCAAATATCGCCACCCTTTTTACCATATAACGACTCTGCGAAGGCGGTCTGATCACCTGGGATAGATGTCACAGGTCCTGAAACAAATTGTCTGGAATACGCATTACGCTGATACTCTGGCATAGGGGATCTAGATTTTTGGGCCCCGTATGGAATACTTCCCGCGAGCATTAAATTCACCTCATCTCGAACTGAATTATACTTACACGCCGATGGACGATCTGGGCGTCCGTCATAATCACTTAGCAAGACATTGGCCATAGGATTATCTTGTGTAGGTAATTGACACGCGGTTGTATAATCCTCTTCAACAGGCATTGCAACCACTGAACCACCTTTTACCATATTAGACATCTCCATTACATAAAGGACCGCTAAGCATGTAGATCCTAATATCAACACACGTACGTCGCGACGAATCAGGTATAGAATACATGTTGCGTAAATTATAAATCGAGCAGTAGCGTTAATTCTTCCTGCTGCTGTATGTTTTTGAGTTGGCCAAAATTCCATGACCTTATCAGCCCTGATTATTTGTTTGGGATCATCGAACAGAGACACCATTATATTTTATACACTTTTTATTTTTTCAACATACCGCCAAGCAATCCTTGCATAGACTTCATGAGTTTCTCTTCGTCAAAACCACCGTCACCGTCACCATCGTTCTGAAGCTTGTCCGCACATTGCTTAGCGACAGTCTCAATCATACTGAGAGTGTCTGCCGGGATCGACGTAATAGTTGTACCTAGCAGGTAGAGCGTTTGGATGTATTGCCAAATTGCACCTCGTGTACCTTCTGATGCTTTTGGCCAACAATGTTGGAGATTGATATCTTTTAAAAAGTCGATATCATTCGTATTTTCTAGGAAAAATGATTCATCGCGGTTATTAATTTTTTCTACATGGGGTGCAACGTTCGCCATAAAACCTTCTACAATCAGTTTTCCGTTTGCAGATCTCATAAGCTCAAAAGCTGCCATGTATTTT